CTTAGAAAGAAGAAAATAATATGAATTATAAATTTAAAACAAAGCCATACAAGCATCAATTGACTGCTTTAGAAAAGTCATGGAACAAAGAAAACTATGCATACTTTATGGAGATGGGTACAGGCAAAACAAAAGTATTAATAGATAATGTTGCCATGTTATATGACAAAGGTAAAATTAATGGTGCCTTAATTATTGCACCTAAAGGTGTTGTTAAAACTTGGTATGAACAAGAACTACCAACACATTTACCAGGTCATATTGAAAATGTGACCGTATTGTGGCAACCAAATATTACAAAAAAACAACAAGAAAAACTTGAAACGTTGTTTGAAGTGGAGACTGCATTACATATTTTAGTTATGAATGTAGAGGCATTTAGTACAGATAAAGGTAAAAAGTTTGCAGAAAAATTTGTGGCTAGTCACAATGCTTTGATGGCAGTTGATGAATCTACTACAATTAAAACACCTTCAGCTCGTAGAACTAAAAATATAATAGCTGTTGGTAAAGAAGCTAAATACAAAAGAATACTTACAGGTTCGCCTATCACAAAGAATCCTCTTGATTTATATAGTCAATGTGAGTTCCTTGATCCGTGGTTATTGGACTTTACATCATACTACGCGTTTCGTAATCGTTATGCAGAAATGAAAACTATGCATCTTCGTGGTCGATCAATACAGGTTGTTAGTGAATTTAAGAATCTTGGTGAGTTATCAGATACTGTTAAAGAATTTTCATACAGGGTATTGAAAGAAGATTGCCTGGATTTGCCACCAAAGAACTTTATCAAAAGACACATACAACTTACACCAGATCAAAAGAAAGTGTATCAACAAATGAAAAAAGCAGCTATGGCTGTATTGAATGGTAAAGTAACTACAACCATGACTGTGCTTACACAGTTGATGCGTCTACATCAAATTACTTGTGGTTATGTAACAGCTGATGATGGTTCTGTGCAATCTGTTGAAAGTAATAGAATGAATGAGTTGATGTCTATTCTTGAAGAGACAGAAGGCAAAGCTATTATCTGGGCTAACTATCAAATGAGTGTTGGAGATATTATACAACAACTTACAAAAAAGTTTGGTGATAAATGTTATGTGCACTATTATGGTTTGACACCACAAGAGATAAGACAAGAAAATATTAAACGTTTTCAAACTGATCCAGAGTGTAGGTTCTTGATAGGTACACCACAAACAGGTGGTTATGGTATTACACTTACACAAGCAAACACTGTAATTTATTATTCTAATGGTTATGATTTAGAGAAAAGACTACAATCAGAAGATAGAGCACACCGTATAGGTCAGAAAAAAACTGTAACATATATTGATATCATCGCTGAAGATACAGTTGATGAAAAGATTGTAAAAGCTTTACGTGATAAAATTAATATTGCGTCTGAAGTTATGGGTGAAAAATTAAAAGAATGGATCTAAACTAGATCCACAGCTCTACCGATAATTGGTTTGTACTTTGTTTTTTTATCTTCTTTATAAGCTCTCATGTATTGTGCTCTTGGTTGAAACTCTACGTAAGATGCATGAATCCATCCGCTGTTAGGTTCGCCTGGAGTATAGAACTCGAGTATTAGCTGATCTGTCGTGCAGTTCATATTTATCCAATCAGCAACTTCAGCGTTGTCTACGCCTAAAACCTCGAAGTCTGCGGCCTCGGCCTTGGCATGCTGTGAATTTACAGAACTACCTATCGCTGCACATAATTCAGGAGAACGATATCCACTCGTCACCTTGACTCTACCAAAGTGATCACGCACTGGCTGTAAAACATTTTCACACAACGCTTTTAATTTTTCTATTTGATCTGCGTTTGGATTGTTGTCTATATCCAAACGTATAGCTGTATCTGATTTGGTAAGCTCTAGTAAGCTGAAGTTTCGTGAAAGATTCATTATTTCATGTAATTCATAATTAAAGCTAAAATGAGTGACCCCATTCCTCCTATAATCATGTATTCAATTCTTCTAATACGTTCTTTCATTTCTTTTATTTGTTCGAACGTTTGCTTCTGCATTATTCTACAGAGTTTTTCATGATCCTCTATTTTCTGTAACGCAGATCTTTTAGTCATTATTCTGTGACCCCCGCCACAAAAGATACCCGATAGGACACGCCTATCATACCGCCCAAACTTTTAATTTTATTTTTCATTATGTAGTCCTCTTACCGGCAATAACTTGCTCCTGTGGTGATAATAGAGCTTCTTGTGTACGTGTCAAGTTAGTTGTAGGATTTTTTAGTTGCGCCATTTGTACATTTGGCATTGGCGTGTTTGGTAATGGTGGTGTTTGTACTGTTAATGGATTTACATATTTATCAGTTAAAGATTTAATAACTCCTGGCACTTTTTTTAATGTACGTTTTAAGAAACCTTCTTCTCTTACAGGATTGCCTTCGTCATCTAATACCATATTTCCTTTTCTATCTAGTTTGTAATCAAATTTTTCTGGATCATATTCATTACCTCTTTCAAAGAAAAGTTTATCTTGAAAAGAATCTTTTACATTATCTAATTCATCAATTGGAAATACGTAATCTTCGTTTAATCTAAATTTAAATTTAATATCTTCTTTGTTATCTCTTCTAAGTTGTGAATCAATCGTATCCACTTTTGTTTGAAATCTAGCTTTTGAATAATTGATCGGTGTAAAGTAACCATCTAATAAATTACTTCTCAGTTTTCTACTAACACCTGCTTTTTTTAAAATACCACTAATGTCATCTTCACTTAAATCTAAAAGTTTTAAATCTTGTATTCTAATGTACATATCTTTTTGTATTCTAAATGCTTCTTCTTGCATGTCCCTAAAAGTTTTAACTTGATCCATTGGTGTATTGTCGGCGTAATTATTTACATTATAAAATTTTTCATTTTCATCAACAGCTCTTAACATTCTGTTCATGTCAGATGCAAAGTATCTTAAATCTTTTTTAGTATCTATTCTTATAATTCTAGTACCTGCAAATAAAGCAAGTAATTCATCTTTTAAATTTAATGGTTTACCACCTTTTGTTAAATCTTTTCCTATCGCACCTTCTATTTTATCTGCACTAACAAATACACCTGGCTTGACACCATCTAATATATAAGCAAATGATTTTGCAAACTTATCTCCTATACTATCTGATGAAGCATATACCGTACCACCTTGATCTTTTTTACCATTTCTAACAGTCACATCTAATACTCTATCATAACCTAGTGGCTCTGTTATAAATGGAGATAAAAAAGTCATAACAGGTCCATCCTCTGCAAACATAACACTCATTACATAATCATCTGTCTCTTGTGGATTTAACTTTTGTTCGTTAGCTTGATTTATTGCAGATTCAAATGGAGCCCATAAACTATCGTATGGTGAAAAGTATGAAAAGTTTATTGCTGCAGATTCTCCGTTTTCCCATCCCGTGACCGGTAAAAGATTTGAGTTTCTATCCCACGGCGCAGCAGAAGATCTCTTGTACGCATCCCACTGTGCATCTGTTGTATTTGTTACAAACTGTGCGAATTGCACTAGTCCAGTTCCTGTTGCATAACTTGTCATAAACGCACCAAGTAATCTACGTAAACCCATTTGTCTTATTGCAGCGTTACTGCTTGATGTTTCTTTTAAACCTATAGATACAATGTTTGCACCTGTTCTAAGTATCTCTGCAGGGAAAGATATAAAAGCACCTAAAGGTAGTTTTCTTAAAGCCTGTATAGCTGGTGGTACTTTAGAATATGTGGGATATGTATTTCTAATTAAGTATGCAGATATTTCATCTAGGTGATCATCAAAATTTTTGATTGCACCAGTGATCGGATGATTTGGTGTAAATGTTTCGCCCATCTCATCATACCACCTTTTAACATCATCTATGTTTTTTAATGCACCATTTAGTTGTGATCTTGAGTATTCGTAACCAAAGTGTTTCCATAAATTATCACCACCTGCATATAGTCTTGCAACTTTATCTGTTGGTGCCATTTTAATTAATTTGTCAAACAATTTATCAGAAGTTCTAATTTGTTGGTTTTTAATTTGATCCATGATTGCTTTTAACTCTGATGCTACAACGTTTTCATCCCATACACCAAGACGCACCAACTTTTCTACATAGTTGTTAAATGCAACTTCATCTATATTCTTTTGTCCTGCTTTGAATATATCATCTAATACTATCTTCATCGCATTCGTAACACTTGCTTGTCCACCAATGTGTCCATTCATCAATGCAAAGAATGCAGCTGACGTTACGTTTCTAACTTGTGTTTGTGGTGAGTATAAAGTTTTACCAACCTGCACCAAAACTTTACCCTGCATAATTTCTCTATAGATAGGAATATTAATTAAATTATCTAATACACCACCTGTTCCTTGAAACATTTGTACATAATCAGGATCTGCATATAATTTTAATAAATCTGATTTCATGTGTGGTCCAAGTCTAGGCATTTTACCTACAACTTGTGGTGTTAATACACCTTTATTAATTGCTTCCTCAGAACTTCTAAACAACCAACCATTTTTTAAACCCGATTGTGCCATAAAATCTGCTGCTCGTTTATTAGCCATTGCAGATATCATTTCAGCTGTAGTGCCACCAACTGTTGCTTTTAAATTTTTTTCTGGTCCTAACAATGTTTTAATTGCTTGAGGTAATTCTTCACCTGTTTTTAATAACTTATAATCTTTAAATCTTAAAAGTTTACCAATTTCTTTTAATGATTGTAGTGGACTTCTACCTTCAGCTTTACCTGCTCTAAGGACAGCTTCTACCATCATCTTACCAGATTCTTTGTAAGCTTTTTCTAAATTCATATTAGGAAAGTCAGCTTCAGCTCGTAGTCTTGTATCTTTATTTTTTCTCACCACATTTTTAGTTACCCAATCTATTGCATTATTATATATTCTTTCATCGGGAGCGTAATTTGGATTTGTAAATGTTGCAAAAGATCTTACTAAATAATCTTTAACTCTATTTATTTCTATCTTTTCTAAACTTTTAGTAATATCATCAGCTTCTTTCTTTTTAGGTAAAGCTTTTTGAAACTCTCTCATTATATTTTTTATTTCATTTTTTAAATCAACAGCTAATGATTGAAAACCTTCAGGTAATTCTTCTTTTTTTAGTTGGCCTCTTAAAAATTCTTCTACTTGATCTAAATAATGTTTTTGTAATCCAGGCGAGCTTGTAGCTTCATCATAGTTATTTTGAAATTTTTTAGCTAAATCATATGCTTTTCTTTCTAGACCTTCCATAGTTCTGTCTAATTTTCTAGCTCTACCTTTTATAAACAACATAGATTTCTCTGACACACCTTCAATATCTTTAGGTGCTTTACCAAAAGACCTAAATACAGATAGTATGTTATCTAATCTTTTAAGAACTCTAAACTCTTTGTTAGGATTTGTTACACTATATAATCTCCAGTCTTCAAACTTTGGTAGTTGTTTTACAATTTTACCTGAGAATGTGGACACAATACTAGGCGCTAATACTTTTGTCAGTGCAAAATCTGTTGCATTTCTAACTAATTTAGAACTACCAGCTACAACTGGTTTTACAGCTTCTCTTGATCCAATATAACTTATAGGTCTAAACACTGCAGTGTTTATTCCTTTTGCTCCTAGTTTAGCTGTTGTTTTTACAAATGGTGCAAGACCAAACTTGTAACCAAGTTGTAAACTTTTACCGACTAAAGGAAAACCACCACCTATTAACACACCCTCTTGTCCATATTTTATTTTGTTTCTAAACTCAGCTGCTGCTTTTTCTCTACCACTTAAATTTTTTGTAGATTCTGGTTCAAAGAAAAAAGATTGTCTACCAGGTTCTGATGCAAGAAAATCAGTTGCACCCACAACTGTAGCACCTTCTAACATTCTAGATGCTATTTTACTTACCTTTCTTTTTTTACCGCCTTTAATTCCATCAATTACTTTTCTAATTTTACCGACTGTTTTTGTTCTATTTAATACTTTTTGTATTATACCACCTGGTATTGCAAACTGTGTCATCAAACCAACAAGATCACCTCTCCATGTTTCAGGTTCCTCTGGTTTTTTATCCTCCATCATTTTATCAAATTCAGTTAAGAAATTTGTATCGAAAGCATAATCTAAACCACTAAATAAAGTTGTACCAACTCCTGCCTGAAGATCATAGGCACCTGTGTTAACACCTTTTCTGATTTCATCTAATATGGATATATAATCTTTTTCTTTACCATCTTTTAACAAATCCATAGAATCCACAGGCTTGTCATATTTTTTTGACATGACTTTATCTAAAAATAATTTTAAGTTTGGTGATCCTTGAACAATAAATCTAGCTAAACTTTTATCTTCTTTTTGAAATGGATTTAAAGGTTTTAAATATCTGACTGGTGGTGTAGGTTCTGTTATACCTTCTAATGCTTTGAGAAAAGAACTTTGAACTTGATCAAGTTCACGAACTTTACCTGGTTTTGTTTTTTCTATTTGTTTTTGATCTTCTTGATCTTTCTTAAATCGCTCTAAAGCAGTTTCGGCCATATTATGCCTCCTGCGGTAATACTAAATTAACACTGTATTTTTGATTAAACATGTCCACGTCTTGTTGTGTTGCAATAGTTGCAAAATCTTCTAAAGCTTCTGGACTAGCTGCTATTAATTTTACTACATCATCACCTATTTCTTTTGGTAATCTAGCTCTTAATGTATCAAAGTCTATTTTAGGTCCTTCATTTTTTTGTGGTGTTGACATTACATCTCCACCCATTTCATATCCTGCTCTACCACCATCAGCCATTGCTTGAAAATCTGGAAACTTACCTGTTCTAAAAAATTCTAGATAAAAACGATTCATGTCTTCTAATAGTTTAGTATCATCGTCTCCTCCAGGATACATTGGTGTTCCGTCTGGATTCTTTTTATCAATAAGATTTGTTTTTATTTTTCTTAAAATTCTTTGAGTATAATCTGAATCACCTAATAGAGATGATCTTACTTCATCACTTTTAGTTAATTGTTCTATTCTTAATTTTTTCTTGTCTAACAACAATCCATCTTCAGATGTAAATTGATCTGGTGTGTTAGTTTTTTTATTTTCTAATTTAAATATGATATCCATGGTGTTTTCAATATCATCAGCTATTTGTAATTTAACACCTTTAGAAGCAGTTCCTTCAGCAGTTCCTTCAGCTCCAGCTTCAGCAATGTCAATGTTTCCTTCTAATAATGTTTTAAATAAATCAGCTTCTGCAGCTCGTTTACTTAATCTTTGTTGATCTATATCTTCAAATAATTCTCGTGTTGGTTGTTTTGCTGCTGCAGCTGCTGTAGCTAAAAAACCTCCTTGAGGTGGTCTACTTGCAAGATCTAAACCAAAGTTAATTAAAAATCTTGACAGTCCTTCACCTTGAGGTCTTTCAAAGTATGGTTGATATGCTGCACGAACATCTGGGTCCATGGCTTGCTGTCTACTTTGTGTTACCAAATCTGCCATGTTGTATGGTAAACTTTGAGAATACTTACCCGGTCCATCTACCAAACCTCTTTTAGGTGTATCCAAACCAGAGGTAATACCTTCATTGGCAGAGCCACCCATTCTAAACATCGGTCTTTTAAGTGTTCTGTTCATTACGCTCTAAATCCAGCTGCACCTTCACCTAACGCTCTGTATATACCAGCTCCTGTTGAAGCTATACCTAACGCTGTCTGTATTGGTGTAGGGTTTGGTATGTTTGTTGTTTGTGTTTGTCCAGGATAACCGCCCATGATTCCAGTCACAATGTTTGCAAATCTATCTACCTGTTCTTGTGGTTGGAACGCAGCTTGTCTGACAGCTTCTCTTTGAGCATCTAATCTACCTTGTGCTAATCCTCTATCCAGCGCGCCCAGCTGACCTAAAGTTCCAACATCTGCTCGTTGTAATCCTGGTACTAATTGTGCCAGACCTTGTTGTTGACCAAATCTTTGTGCAGCTAATTGTTGTGCTTGTCCAAATCCTTGTTGTAATAATTGTGCTTGTAGTAATGCTCTGTTTCTGTCACTACCTGTTCTAAATTCTGATTGTAATACACCCTCTCTACCTCCACCAAATGCACCTGAAGATACAGCGCTGTCCCTGATCCGTTGTTCTTGAGCCTGTGCTTGTCTATCAAATTCATTTAATGTTGTATCAATAACTTGTTGTTGATACGGTGACATAAACTGCTGTGTAATTTGTGGTGAAATACCAGCAGCTGATGCTATTTGTGCTTGTTGTACAAATGGTTGAAATGAACCTAAACCTGCTTGTGCTCTTGTTCTTGCTTGTTGTTCTAATGTGCTTAAACCTGAAACTTGTGGTGCAAGTCCTGCTAAATTTTGTTGTCTTGTTGTAAATGCTCTTGCAGCGTCTTGTCTTGCTTTAAAACCTGCAGCTGTTTCACCTGTTTGTTTTGTTAAACCAGCTATGCCTGTTGTAACTATAGGTATACCCGTTTGAGCCGTTACTTGTGTTGCTAAATCTTTACCTAAATCTTCTACAAATGGTGCGGGTCTTGCTACTGTTGTTTGCGTCGACATTATATGACTTCTCCTAGTCTTTGTGATGTTTGAAACATTTTTCTAGCGCCTTCTAATCCTTGCGATTCTTCAGATACTTCACCTCCGGATTCGAGGTTTTTCATCATGTTATACATAACTTCTGCGCCTTTGTCTATATTTCCATCACCAGCATTTCTTACAGCATCTGCTGTAAATACGAATTCATTCTTAGATAATCTAGCGGGTACATCATCAGCTCTTTCCATTCTACCCATTTCTACAAAACCACCTGTTTCTCTGTAATCTTTTTCCATACCATCCATGTCTAATAATGGCATAGTCTTCTTAGCTACTGGTTCTGCATCTCCACCTTTTTGATATCCTATTCTACCACCGTCAGCAGCAAATTGAGTGCCCTCAAATCTTGGAGCAATGAAAGCATATGGATTGTTTCTTATTCTAGGTATATCAATACTTGGTCCTCTGTATAGGTCTTGTTCTTCTTCCTCCTCACCTGTGCCAAATAACAACGGTAATGCAGAAGCTATCCCTATAGCTGACGCTGCTCCACCAGGTGTTTTTAAAAAGTTTAATAAACCAGTTCCAGCAACTCTACCTCCCATATCTCCAGGAGTTCCAAATAATAAATTACCTGCTTTTATTTTACCTAAAGTTAATGCATTTTTAATACCACCAAATTTAAATAAACCTGGTGCAGCTCCACCAAAACTTGCTCTGCCAAATATACCACCCAAACTTGTTCCTGGTATTCCAAAACCAACTGCTCCCAATAAAGCAGCTTTACCTAATGGTGATTTAGCAACTTTCTTAACTGCTCTAGTTGCTTTCTTAACAAGTTTACCTAAACCATACATTTGTCTACCCATTTGATCCATAGAGCCATCAGCAAAACCACCTATGACATCAGTATTCATAATACCACCACCCATTGCAGCGACTCTACCTCCATCTGCAAGACCTGAAAAATCAAATAAAGAACCAGCAAATCTTGCAGCTAATCCTCTATTTATTATCTCATCTACATCTTCATCTGATGTGGTTGTTGTAGGTGCTGTAGTTGTAGGAACCACTATGGGTATGACTTCATTGTTCCTACCCGTTCCAGGTCCATCTGGTGATTCAGGGCTTTTTAAAGATTTGTCATACTTTTCTCCTAGAATATCTCTTACACCTGGGTCTCCTAACGATGAAACACCATCAACTGTTTTAAACTCTGTTTTTAACTTTCCTGGAGGGGCTTGAGGCATTTCAAATTGATCTGTAAACCCTGTTTTTGGAGGACCTACTCCGATTTTTTTTGGTCCCTCTATAATATCCAGACCCAAACCACCGAGTTGATTCATAACTCTATCATATTCTTCTTTGTCTTCTTCTGCTAAATCATCTAAATATTTTTGTCTTCGCTTTGCATTAAGAGATCTTATTACATCTGATTTATTTATTGCATTAATAACTGAGGTTGTGGTAGGAAATAGTCCTCTAAAAAGATCTCTAAAATTAGTTTTCTTTGGGGGTTTCTTTTTAGGTATAATAATATCAGGTTTATCTTTTAGTTTAGTGCTTGGTTTAAACGGCTCAAAAGGTTTATTTGGATCTCGACCTGGAGGTGCTTGTGGTTTGTCACCAGGTCTATTAAATTTCATGTCAGGATCACCACCACCTGGAGGTTCGGACGGACCTGGTCTATCAGGATTTCCACCAAAATTGTCTTTGTTTCTTTCTCGATCAAAACCAGGTTTATCTCTTTCATCTCCAAATCTATATCCTGGTCTTCTACCATCTTTAGATGGTTTAACGATACTGAAACCTATATCTTCTGTGACCCCACCATCTCGTAACATTTGTTTGTATTGTTGTGCTTTTGTTATTGCCATCGTACTATTATATTATAATTTTGAATCTCCTCCAAGTGGTAATGCTTCTACTGTTACTTTGACATCTCTTCTGATATCGTCAGCTACAGTATCTGTGTTTGGATCTTGCACGTCTTGCATTGCCTCCGCGTCTGAGTTATACTCTTTACCTGTTTTTGTGTTGGTTAATGTTACCTCACTCTGAGGTGTAATAATCTTGACTGGTTTACCGTCTATTACTTCGTATCTAAATGATGCTTCTTGTTCTATAAAAGACATATTAATCCCTATTTATCTCTAGTATTGATGCAATAACGTGTAATTCGTTTGCATCAGCTGCTTGTGCCTTTAATACCTCATTTTCTTCTAAAATTAAAGGGTGAGTTAACAGCTCTGTTGTTGCTTTTGAGGCTATTGTTTTATCTTTGAATAGATTAAATATTGCAGCGGCAGCATTTGTTACAGTAAAAGTTACCGTGGTCCCTGATCCGGCGTCCTCGGATACTAAAATACTTTTAATTATAGCTCTAGAATCAGACGGTGCTGTATATATTATAGTATTATCAGTGGTAGTTAGATCTACCTTTGCGTTTTTATATATATTAGCCACTTACAAACCAAGAAAATCTTTCTTGCTCCTGTTTTAATTCATCTAAAAATGTAGAGTTTAACTGATCTTTTAAAAGAGTTAAAGCTCTGTTTATTTGTTTTTGGTTAGATACATCGTATTGTTCTTTTGGTTCTGGTATTCTTACGTTTATCTTAGCCATTATCTTCTACCATCTGGTTGTATATCTAATCTTAAAGTTCCAAATCTCCATTCTTCACCGTTAGAATCATTCTCTATTTTAACATTAACAAATCGTCCTCTTGCTCTCGTATCTTTTTTATCGGTGCTTGAGTCAATTGTAAAAGGACTTAATGTTGTTGTGCTATCAGATTGTTGTGGATATCTTTTGACAGCTAAACTAACTTTAGCATTTCCTGCTAGTGTTTTAAAATCAGGTATAAATCTTCTCATTGCAAGAAATATTTCACCCGCTAACTTAAGACCTACTTGTCTACCTTGTGCATTTCTTTGTCTTTGTTCCAAATCTATATCATAAGATTTTATAAAAGAAGAAACTGTAGTTGTACTACCATCTTCATTGACTTGATCAGTTCCAACCTCGTGTTCAAAATATTTAGTGCCCCCTAATCCATCTTGACCTACTACATCTGGAAAAGTTCCAAAGTCCGTGCTGTCATATTTAGTTGCGTACGGTCTAGGATAGATAGTTGCATCCATCCAACTTGTTCTTGCCTCTGTTCCTGTATACCAACACTTTTCACCATAATTTAAAACCACATACTTATCATTAAAGTCAGAACTATTTGATGGATAGTACCAAGTAACTTCAGTAAATAAATTATTTAAACCTGCAGCAACTTGTTGTCCTTTTGTCGTGTTAAAATTATTAAATACAAAATCTTCTACAGTGCATGGTAATGATTTGACTGTACCATCAAACATAAAGAAACCATTATTACTTAACCAAAAAGCAGTACCGTCTATCTCTACAACTGCATTCTTACCAATCAATCCACAGTTTGTACCCACTTGTTCAAATCCAAATGTAAACGGTGCACCTACAAACTTCATGGTATACAAAGCATTATCAGTCCATATTAAGATAACTTCTTTTGCTTTTATAGCTCCAATAATTTTTGTGCCATCTTGTAGTCTAAAATCACCCGCTGTGTTAATAGCTGTTGCTGCATAATCATTTATATCTTCTTGATCAGAGAATCTTATAAACATATCATCTTGTGTTGTTGTATCTCCAATAGTTGTTTCTGTACCTAAATGAATTAAGTGACGTGTTGTTGGTGACACCAACGTTACTCTTGATGCAGTTGGATTACTACCAGTTGCAAAACCAGATGTTGTTGTAGATGCTCTTGTAGTTAATGGTGTTGCAGCTCCTGCGTTCCATGTAAATGTTTTACCGTTTGCAATTGTTGCAATTAATACTTGACCAAAGTTATCTAAACTCCACAGACCAGGTTCTAGAACTACAGACGATGCACTTACAGCACTACCAAATCCAGAAAAGTTTGTAGCGTTTGTTACAGTGCTTCCATCACTTTGCGCTTGTCCATTTGATGTACCAGCAGTTGCTGTCCCCAAAGCACCTCTGGTGATACCAGTTAAGTCGTTTGAACTTATTCCTGTGTATGTAATTAATTCATTACCAACAGCGATTGTTCCAGCAGTTGGAAAACCAGATGTTGATGTTAAAGTTATTGCTGTACCAGATCCACCTGTACCAGCAGTATCAGCAAGTAAGGCTCCATTTAAAGTTGTTGTAGTAACACCTGATACAGTTCCACCATAGTTACC